TATCACACGTTTCTTATTGAAGACGGGAAGTATGGATTCTCCAACGAAGATCGAATGCTGACCGCCAAAGAGGTGCTCGAAGAATGGGCCAGCGACGCTGATTATTACGTAGAGATGGATAAGTTGGGCGGATTCGATCCCATCGATAACCTGAAACCGCTATGCCGCTCGGCTGCGAGAACATTGCGCATTGCACGCGTCCTGTTAAGAGAACATTTCCCAGCAGCCGAGGATCAATAAAATGTATACCGAAACAAACGCCGAAACCGGCACAGTGACCTACGCTTTTGAGCGCACCGTATCAAACGGCTTAAAGCTTCCGCAAGCGTGGGCTCATAAGCTCTTAGATGGCAAGGCCGCGTGGGAAACCGCGAGCGGCGGCTATCATGAGGTTGAAAATGCGGACATTGCTTTTGGCATCGTCCGCCGCTGGCTGGAAAAAATGGATTCTTGCCACGGCTTCACCGATTAGCGCGCTTGAATGACTCGCTAAGCACTTCGCTTACAANCAAGGGGAAACAGAATGAAAACGNTCGACTTTGAACTCGACTCTCCCGCCGAAAAAAAATACACCGGCCGCGGCTGGGCATTGGCGGTAATCGACAACGACAAAATTCTTGACCTGCATTATCTCATTAACAACGAAGGACCAATCGCGCCCGGAGAAACGGAAGAAGATGCGCTGCTCGGCGCCGCGCTCGAATTTGCGAACGCAAACCAAGGCGTTCACTTAGGGATGTGCAGTGGTCGTACGTTCTGCGACCCGCAGCCTGCATCCGCACAAACGATGGCAACGGTCGCTCGCACGATCGCCGACGAATTAGACTAGGGGAAACAGAATGACAGTTTACGGCTACACGCGCGTTAGCACGGACGAGCAAGTCATTGGCACATCGCTTGAGACTCAGCGCCCGGAGATTGCGGGCGTTGCGATGTCCAATCATATGGAAGTGGACGAGTGGATCGTAGACGCCGGTGTTAGCGGCACGCTGCCGTTNTTCGAGCGNCTCGGCGCTCACGGCATCGTCATCGGGAAAGGCGATGTGATCATCTGCGCGAAGCTCGACCGTTTCAACCGCAACCCGGCGGATTGTCTGAGTGTCGTTCAATCGCTCAAGAAGATCGGAGTGAAATTGTTCATCAATGGCCACGGTGACGTGACCGATCCGGCGAACCCACTCGCTGAGTTTATGTTTCAGATGCTCGCCTGTTTCGCTGGCTACTACGCGGCTGATTTGCGTCACAAAAACGTCACCGGCAAACGCGCGAAGAAACAACGCGGCGGCTATATCGGCGGGACCGCGCCATTGGGTTACCGGGTCGAAGGGAACGGTCGCTCATCGACGTTAGTCCCATTGGCTGAAGAACAGAAGATGATCGAATTTATCAACGATTTGGCGTCGAAGACGAATGTACGCGGGCGCCCATTCTCATCGCGGGACGTGCAGAAAATGGCGAAGGGAAAATTTCCTGATTTGCGCGTACCCTCTCACACGACGATTAATAAAATGCTGAACGAGATACGCAATGGCGGCTGAACAAGAAAATCCGTTTATCGACTTCCTTAATCGGTATCGGTCTGCGCCCGCGCTTTTTGTTGAAGAGGTTTTGAACAACAGGCCGGACCCGTGGCAACAGGAACTAATGGAAGCCGTGGCCAAAGGGCACCGGCGTTTGAGTGTCGCGAGTGGTCATGGTTGCGGCAAGTCCACCGCGGCGAGTTGGTTGATGCTGCACTACCTACTCACGCGCTACCCCTGCAAAATCGTCGTGACCGCGCCGACGACCAATCAGCTTTATGATGCGTTGATGTCTGAGTTGAAAAGTTGGATCAAGCAACTCCCGGACAGCTTGCAGGAATTACTTGAGGTGAAAGCCGAGCGCGTCGAACTGAAGGCCAGCCCGACGGAAGCATTTGTTTCTGCGCGAGTCAGTCGCTCGGAGACGCCTGAGAGTTTAGCCGGGGTGCACAGCGACAATGTGTTGCTAGTGGCTGACGAAGCGAGCGGTATCGCCGACACAATTTTTCAAGCCGCGAGCGGCTCGATGTCCGGGCACAACGCGACCACACTACTACTCGGTAACCCGCTGCGTAGCAGTGGCTTCTTTTACGACACGCATCACAAGTTAAAACCGGACTGGTGGTGTACTCGCGTCGATTGTCACGATTCGCCGCGAGTCAGTAAGGAATTCATATCCGAAATGGCCGCACGCTTCGGCGAGCGCAGTAATCAATTTCGGGTTCGGGTCGAAGGCAAGTTTCCATTGACTGACGATGATGTTGTGATCGGAATGGAGTTGATCGAATCAGCGACGATGCGCGATGTTGCATTGACAAAGAGTCAGCCGATCGCATGGGGATTCGACGTTGCACGCTTCGGCACTGACGCCAGCGCTCTATGTAAGCGGCAGGGCAACACGGTACTCGAACCGATTAAGACGTGGCGTAATTTTAGATTTGATGGAACTGACGGGCCGACTCGTGGCCGAATACGAGGGTATTGAAGACCCACTCGAACGCCCCACTGAAATTTTGATTGATTCGATCGGCCTCGGTTCCGGCGTCGTCGATCGCGCGATGGAGCTTGGTCTACCGGTGAGAGGCATTAATGTTTCTGAAGCGCCGTCGATGACCGGCACGTATCGAAATTTACGCGCTGAGCTCTGGTATCGAGCTCGCGATTGGTTCGCAAAAAAAGATTGTTTCTTACCGAACGATATTAATTTGATCAATGAACTCGCAATGGTGCGTTACAAATTTACATCGAACGGTAAATTACAAATCGAATCGAAGGACGAAATTAAGAAACGTTCCGCCGGTCGTTCTCCAGACCTCGCCGACGCGTTTGTTCTTACGTTTGCAGGGAGTTCAGTCACGGCGCTCGGCGGCATGAAGTCAGTCGCTTGGAACAAGCCGATCAAACGTAATATCCCCCGGATCAGTTCACGCCATTAATTCCACGTTGACCTAATTCAGAAACGGGGTCGTCCTGTTCTGTTAAAAGCCCTCAATACGCTTACTGTGTGTTGAGGATTTGCGCTTGGCCGAATATGACGACGTCGATTACGAGGATTCCGAGGACGCCGACCGCTTAGCGGACTTGCAAGCTGCGGTTGCGGCTGAGATTGCGGACGCGATCGACTACATCGATGAAAACGTAACGCCTGAGCGCGTGCGTAACATTGAAGCCTACAAAATGGCGCTGTACGGCACGGAAGAGCAAGGCCGCTCTGATTATGTCGATTCAAGCGTGCGCGACGTTATACAGTCTCTCATGCCGCCTCTGTTGCGTACGTTCACCGGCGCCGAACATGTGTGCGACTACGTGCCGACATCCAAAGAAGACATCCCCATGGCTAAACAAGCCACGGATGTTGTTCATCAGATCCTAAAAAACAATAATTTTTTCTCGGTTTGCTACGCGGCATTTAAAGATGCGTTACTCGCGAAAACGGGAATCATTAAATATTGGTACGACGAATCGATCACAGTAACCGAGCACTCTTACTCTGGTTTGAGTGAAGCTGAGATCGCGTTGTTGCTCGAAGCCGATAACGTCACGCTCGCCGAACTAACTGAGGAGACGNGCGCGCAGGAAGTCATGACTCCCGACGGCATCATTCAAGTCGTCTCCCCTGCTCTTTTTGGATGTACGCTCAGACGCGAAGAGCGTGATGGAAAATATTGTATTGACGCCGTACCACCCGAAGAATTTCTCGTCGATCGCAGGTCGCGAACGCTCGACGACGCATCGCTCGTCGCACACCGGCAAATTTTAACGGTAAGCGATTTGATCGCGATGGGTTATGACGCCGATTTGGTTGCTGAGAATGCTTCGACCGACAACGATTTAGAATTTAATGAAGAAGCGGAAGAGCGGTACGATACGGCTGGGTCGTCGGTCAGTCGCAGCGACGACGAGGGCAAAAAAGCGCTCTACATCGAAGCGTACATTCGGTGGCCGAATGCCGACGGGATCGCAGAACTAACGAAAGTTTGTTGCTTGGGCTCCGCTCATAAAATTGTGTATCAGGAAAGCTGTTCGGACATCCCATTTGCGATCTTTTGTCCGGACCCGACACCGCACACGATCATCGGCAATGCGATCGACGTGACTGATCTTCAGGCGACGAAATCTGAGATCATGCGCGATTGCTTGGACTCGCTTTCGCAAGCGATACATCCCCGCACTGCGATCGTCGAAGGCGCCGTGAATCTTGCTGACGTGCAAAACAACGAAACCGGCGCCATCATCCGAATGCGAGCCCCCGGCATGGTGCAATCGCTGTCAACACCATTTGTCGGCTCTCACGCCTTTCCGATGATCGAATATCTAGATTCGGTGAAGGAAGCGCGAACCGGCGTTACGAAATTAAGCCAAGGCATGAACGCGGACGCGCTGCAATCGACAACAAAAGTGGCTGTCAATTCGCAGATTCAAGCAGCGCAAGCGCGCGTCGAAGTCATCGCTCGTATTTTTTCTGAAGACCCCGGAATGCAACGATTATTTCGCGGACTGCTTCGGTTGATCAGCACGCATCAAAACAAACCGATGATTATGCGGCTGCGTAACGAATATGTGGCTATCGACCCGCGTGTTTGGGAAACGGATTTTGACGTCGAGATCAATGTGGCTTTGAGCGATTCAAGCGTCGAAGAACGCATGCAAGTGTTGGCCACAATCATCGCAAAACAAGAATCGATTCTCGGACAAATGGGTCCGAACAACCCGTTAGTGACGCTCGGGCAATATCGAAACACGTTAGCTAAAACGATCGAACTCGCTGGGTTCAAAGATCCCTCGATGTTTTTCAACGAACTGCCGCCCGACTTTCAGATGCCGCCGCCACAACAAGCTGGTCCGTCGCCGGAACAATTGCTGGCGGAAGTCGAGCGCGAATCGATTGTCGCGGACATCGAGAAGAAGAAAGCGCAGTTAATGCTCGATCAAGAAAAAATGGTGCGAGAAGACGACCGCGCGAGAGACAAACTCGAAAGCGACATCATGCTACGCGCAGCCGAGTTGGAAGCGCGATACAACGCCTCTGTTGATGTTGCCNNGATNAAAGCGAGCGTTGAGCGTGANCGCGAGTTGATAAAGCAACAAGAGCGTGTGATGCAGCAGCAACAAGATTTCGCTCAAGCCCAACAAATGGCTGAGCAACAAGCGCTCGAACAACAAGCGCTCGAACAACAAAGAATGCTCGAACAACAGTTTCTTGATGAACAGCAAATGATTGATCGAGGGCCGTTGAATTGAATGCAGTTTTAGAAGAGGAAATTCTGAACGGTGGACGAGCACAAGAACTAATCGATGATCCAACGTTAAACAAAATGTTCGTTGGATTGGAGAAACAATATTTGGAAGCGTGGCTAGAAACGAACACGAAGGATACGGACGAGCGAGAACGTCTTTTTCATGCTGTCAGAGTTTTGCAAGACATCAAAGTGCATTTGCGCGTGATGGCCGATAGCGGTCGACTCGCGCAAGAACATTTACAACGTTTGAAAAAAGGAAAATGATATGAGCAGCACGCCCCCAGGCACTGCGCCGTTTGATTCAGGAATGAAAGACGCGCAAGCGTCGTTTTTGTCAATGCTTGATCCGGAGCCGGAACAACAAGCGGAGACAGAAACAATTGAAACGCCCGAAGTTCAGGCGAATGAGACAGCAGAAGCAGAACCGGTCGAAGCGGACGCCGAAGAGGCGCAACTTGCCGAAATCGAGGAAGAATCTTATGTCGAAGACGAATTATCGGAAGTCGAAGAAGACGAGCAAATTGATCAAAACGACCTAACCTTTACCGTCAAGATTAACGGTGAAGAAATTGAGGTGCCGGTTGATGAATTACGGAAAGGTTATTCCAGACAAGCCGACTACACGCTGAAAACGCAGCAGCTCGCGGAACAACGTCGCGAAGCAGAGCATCAGTTATCAGCGTTAAACGCCGAGCGTGAGCAGTACGCAAACGTTTTGGCGGGACTACAAGATCAGTTGTCTAGTGCAACTGACGAACCTGATTGGAATGCTTTACGTGAAGCAGATCCAAACGCTTACGCCGTCGAATGGGCGGCGTATCAGCAAAGATCTGAACAACGCAATGCAATTACAGCAGAGCAAAATCGATTGCGGCAAATTCAGCATCAGCAGATGCAAGAAAACGCCGTCGCGCAATTAGCCGAAGAGCAATCCAAATTAATGACTGCGATCCCTGAATGGGCCGATGAAGACGTCGCTCGCGAAGAGAAACTTGCACTCATCGATTACGGAAAGTCGATCGGATTCAGTGAAGAGGAACTCGGAAACGTAACGGACCATCGGTCTGTTTTAGCACTTAGAAATGCTATGCGTTTTAGTTCGCTCGAATCGAAAGCTAAAAATGTAAAACCAGTTAACGGTAAGCCGACTCTAAAACCCGGCAGTTCAAAAACAGTCCCGCGAAAACGAACGTCGCTGCAAAGAGCGCAGACGCGTTTACAAAAAACAGGTACGGCAGCAGCAGCGGCGGACGTGTTCGCCGAAATGCTTGGCCGCGAATAATTTATCTATCGATTTTTGGAGTAAACAAAAATGGCTTTGGTAACAAATGCTCTAACCACTTATACCGCTAAGGGTGATCGCGAAAGTCTCGCGAACACGATAGCGATGATATCTCCCGAGGAGACTCCCGTTGCATCTGCAATTGGGCGGCGCTCGGTCAGTAACCCCACGTTCGATTTTCAAGAAGCCGAACTACCGGCGGCGTCGAGTACCGGCGACTTGGAAGGCGCGGAAATTAGTCGCGTCGCGGCAACGATCACAACTCGTTCGTCGAACATGTGCATGATTCGATCNCGCAACGCCACNGTCACCGGTACGCAGCAAGCGGCTGATGCTGCTGGTCGCGGCCAGGGCGAAATGGCTTGGCAAATGTCAGTCATGTCCCGTGCGCTGAAACGCGACGTCGAGAAATCGATCTGCGGACAGCAAGGACTCAATGCGGGTAACGCCACCACCGCTCGTGCTACTCGTGGATTCGAAAGTTGGATCGCCACAAACACGAGTCGCGGAACGAACGGCGCCAACGCGGCAAACTCCGGCGCGGCTCCCACTGATGGCACTCAGCGTGTTTTCACCGAAGCCTTTTTGACGACGGTTTTGCAAAGTTGNTTNGGNGCCGGTGCAAACGTTTCGATGCTGGTTGTCGGGGCGTTTAATAAAATTAAAGTGTCTGGCTTCACCGGGCGATCGAGCGCGCGACAAAACATCGCTGCTGATCGCGTTCAACAATCGGTCGCGGTCTACGCTTCTGACTTTGGTGAACTCTCCGTTATGCCGAGTAACTTTTCCCGCTCGCGTTCTGCGCTTTTGATTGATCCCGATTATATGCAGCTTGCTACATATCGTGATTATCAACANGTGCCGATCAGTTCAATTGGCGATGCGGAAACGCGGATGCTGCTTGTTGAATTCGGTTTACAAATTACCGAAAGCGCGAACGGCGTCATCGCTGATCTAACAACCAGCTAAGTTAAAACCGTGGTGGGGGGGTCAAACCCCCACCCCTTTTAGGCGACAACTTTGAAAACGAAAAAAGAGAAACGACACACTGGGATTGATCATCACTTCGCGTGGGATCGACACGATGAAACTGCTTTTCATTCCGTTTCTGAACAAGACGTGGCGCCAGTCATCGACGACGTGAAAATGTTTCAAGACGACGAAGGCGCATCGAAAAACATGAAACATGTTGCCGAGATCCCAATGGTCATCGTTCAAAAAATGATGGCTGACGGAAGCTGGGGCGACCCAGCGGCGATGAAGAAGTGGTTGAACGCCCACGAGAATCAATGTTTCCGAGTGTGGCGAGGCAAAGTCTAAATGGCATTGAATACTTACGCCGCTTTAAAAACATCGATTGCGGATTTTCTGAATCGCAGCGATTTGACGGCGATTATTCCCGATTTTATTTCGCTCGCCGAAGCGGAAATGAATCGACGCATACGCATGGCGGCTTTAGTTAAACGTGCCGATGCAACTGTCGATTCGGAGTACACAAGTTTTCCGTCTGACTTGCAGCAGATCAAAAGCCTTTACCTGAAAACGTCGCCGATCAAAAAGCTGGTATTTTTGACGACGGAAGAAATGGCCGCGAAGAAATCATCCGGTTACAAAACAACGGGCAACCCGGATTATTTTTCGATTATCGGTTCAACTTTTCAAGTGCTGCCCGCTCCCGATGCCGACGTTACTGCTGAACTTATTTATCACAGCAAAATAAATGCTCTGTCAGATACCAACACATCTAACGACGTGTTATCGCAAAATCCAGATGTTTACTTATATACCGCGCTGAAACAATCCGCGCCGTATTTGCAAGACGATCAAAGAATCACTACATGGGCGACGCTATCCGAAAAAGCGTTTGAAAATATTGAAATACAGGATAGCCGCGCGGAATACAGTGGCGGCGATTTAAGAACTTTCGCGAGGGCGTACTAATGGCCGGATCATTCTCTGATTATCTAGAAACGAAATTGCTAGACCACACCTTTCGTAATGTTGCGTACACCTCGCCAACCGCGGTGTATCTCGCGTTGTTTACGAG